CGAACAACGCCGCACCGAGATACTGCGCATCCGGCTCACCGAAGCCGAAGCGCAAGCCGTCGAAGCCAGAGGCGGCGCCGAGTGGGCGCGTGCTGTTCTCGTCAGAGCCGCGAAGCGCAAACCCTAGCCCGCGGGTTTGGTTGGTTCGGGCACCATCAGCAGCCATCACGACACCAACTTCCGCTCACGTGCCTGCTCATTTGTGACTGCGACGTGGCACGAATGACAAAGCGTTTCGAGGCCGTCAAGGTGATGCCAGCAGCCGCTCCCATATCCAGCGCCATTGCGCGGAACGATATGGTTAACCTCGTGGCCTGGGTTGCCGCAGCGGACGCACTTTCCGCCGTCACGCCTCATCGCTGCCCAGCGCGCCTGGTTCCAGTAGTGATTCTCCGCAATGCTGGCCGAACACGTCTTAGAGCACCAGCGGGTCTGCCGTCCCGTCAGCGGAGTACCACAACGGTCACAGACACCGGCATCGTCGGAGAACGGGTAGAGCGTGCAGCCGTCGGTGTAAGCACTCATGTCGGCTCCTTGGGGGTTGTACGGCTGACAAACAAAACTCACGACGCCTTCCTTCGCGGGTTCTTTTCTTTCGGCAACTCAGGCAGTTCGCACGGCATCCACGGCCACTCATGGTCACGTGACTCCACCCCGTAACGCAGACCTTCAGGCCAATGACGAGGGTCACGATCACCCCGGCCGGCCCGCTCCACTGACACCAGCTTCGGATGGTCGGGAACCGGGCGAAGGGCGCGGATGAACTCGGGCCATGCCCGCCACAACTGCGAACCCTTCGGCCGCAGATCCCGCTCCAGTGCTCCGGTCATACCGTGCCCCGCATGGGTTTCGGTGATCAGCGCCGCACCCGCCCGAAGCCGGGCCGCATCCAGTGCTGCCGCAACCTTCCTGGCGTCCTGCTCAGAGTTCAAATCCGCCACATGCAGCCGGTACAACGGGCCGATGCACAAAACCTCGGGAGCATCCACCTGAGCCCTGCGGAGAAGCCACGACGCATCCTTCGTGCGGGTCAAGTCCATCCCGCCGGGACGCAGCTGCACCCGAAGGCGGCGTTCGGTGGGACGACCAGCAGCCTCAGCCTTCCGCAGCAACGGCATCAGATGACGGCGGGACTGCAACTCCGAGTTTTCGCAGTCGATCATCAGCACCTGGCGAGGCTGAACATGCGCCCCCGTGAACGGATCCAACCCGGCCGCAGCACATACCGCCAACTGACGTACCAGGACCGACTTGCCGCCACCTTCCGGTGCGGTGATCAGCAGCCGGTCGGTGCGCTCGAGGACGTTCGGGAAAATCCAGTCGTACTCCGCGGACGTCCCTTCCAAATCCTCGGCAGCAGGGGACGGTTCCGAATCCGACCCCATGTCATCCACCGCAGCTTGAAGCTGGGCGGTGACTTCCAATGCCAGTTCGGTGACGTCACGGGTTTCGGCGTACTGCGTCAACGTCAGCCCCGCTGAGTGGAGCTTGCGACGGCGGACGGCCTGGACTACCGCGTCGGCGTAGAACGCGACGGAGGCTGGCTCCCAGGCGGCACGAACAAGCCCGTGGATCGTCTGCCCAATGTCCGTGACCGGGATCGGCTTCGTTTCCATCGCTTCGGCGAGGAACGTTTGCGGGTCGACGTGTTTGCCTTCGGCGACCATCCGCCACAACAAGCCGGCCAGCGGGGCGCGGACGTCGGTGAAGTCCTCTGGCCGTAGCCGTTCCATGATTCGCGGGGCAAGTTCGGAACGGGCGATGAGGGAACCGAGGACGGCACGTTCGGCATCGACGGGATGCAGGTTGTCGCTCATCAGCCGAACATCTTGTCCATGTCGGAACGGCGAATGCGCTGCCCGCTGTATTCGGGAAGTTCGGCGGACTTGGCATTCCGCATCCAGTTCTTCCAAGTGGCGAGCCAGTTGACCTTCTTCTCGCCCTTAGCGCGAGCCCAGTCGAGCATCTTTTCAAGCTCTAAGGACGGATCGAGATCGGGACGATTGTCTGCCGCCCACAACTTCATCTCGTCGGTTAGCGGCATGAAATCTGGTGGGTCCGTTGCGCGCTTGCGCGTACTAGAAGGGTTCGGGTCGGGTCGGGTCGGGTCGGTACGGGCGGACTCCACCTGGACTCCCAAGTGTGTCCGTTCGGACTCCGCCTGGACTCCGCCTGGACTCCGCCTGGACTCCGAAGTGCGACCTTTACGCTTCCGCTCGGCATCCGCTCGGCGCTTCTGCTCAACCTCCTGCTTGGAAGGGTTGAACTCCAAAAAGTTGTGAATCAGCCACCCGTCCGAGATGTCCCAGCAGTGAAGGCTGGGACAGTTGTGGCCGGGAAGATGCCAGCGACCCGACTCCACCAACTCTGTGGCGACGTGCTCTACTTTTCGCAGTTCGGTGATGTCTTTGATGTCTGCCGGACTGATGTGGCCGTTCGTTAAGTACTCGCAACCCCAACAGATTGCAGAAACATGGAGCCGGAAAGCGGCATCGCTCAGCCGACGAACCTTGCGATGGGTCGGGAACCGTTCATCGAATCTTGCCCACGGCATCAGCGACGCACCGCCGCGTCCATCTCAGCGATCTGCTGCCAGTCGGCGCCTTGCATCGCAGCTATCACGAGGTCGCACAGATGCTGCGAAGGCAGACGGTGGCCGAGTAGTGACCGGGCAATCAAAGCGCGGTCTGCGTACGGCGTGGGGGTGCCAGAAGGCTCAGCTTCGGCATGTTCTAATGTCACTAGTGCTCCGCTCGGTGCAGTCGAGTTGGGGCAGGGCCGGGAGTGTTGTCAGCACTCTCGGCCCGCTTTTTCGTTCCAACTCGATTGTCCCTCATTTGCAAGGTATTCGTGTATGGCGCGCCGCGATTTGCAGCTCGGCGGTACAGAGAAAGCAACACACCCTCATTCCAGGGACGAGACGGAACCCATGCGGTACTCCGGTCGTAAGCGTCACGGGCCTTTTCGTTGTCGTGTGCGTACTGCGCCCAGAGCGTCCGCCACCGTGAAGGGCAGTAGTCGTCGATCATGCGACTGCCCGCTTACGTGAAAGCTCCTGAACGATCCGACCGTTCCGCAGGTCATCTTCCCGCCAGACCGAAGCGTCCTGCCCAGCCCACAACAGAGCGTCCAACCACTGCTTCTGCGCCGTCGTCAACTTCCCAGAGTTGGTCTTCACTTCCCTAAAAAGCACCCGATCCCGTACGAGCACGAGATCCGGCCACCCAGGTTCGGAGAACTGAGAGATGGTCGCGTGAAAGAACTTCCACTGGTACAGCTTGGCGAGCTGGATGATCTGCCCTTGAAGTTCGCGCTCGTTCATGTCAGGTCTGCTTCGATGAGTCGTACAGCCTGACGAATCCGACACCTACGGTCAGCCGGCGAAACAGCGTTGGTGAGGATGTCGTGGACTTCGGCTAGACGAGACTCCAAAGCGGCAGCCCAGGCACGGGCATGGTCGAGGCGGTCCCTTGCCTCATCGCGTTCAATGCTTCGGCGCAGAACGGCGCTGGCGAGAATCGCAGTAGCGCGCTGTGCGCGACTCAGTGAATCAGTCCCTTCGTCGGCTTCGACGGTGGGCTCGGGCCAGTTGTCCCAAGGCTCGGTCATGCGGCACGCTCCTGGTCGAACTCAATGAGCAGCCGGCCCACATGCTCGGCAACCTGGGGGACAACGGCGTTGCCTAGGGCTTGGAGTCGATCTCTAGCCACCCGGGGGGGAATCCCATCAGCCACTCGACCCACGTTGGGTTCAGCTGCCCAGTGTCCCCCGCTTGACCGACTGCGTCCGTAAGCTCGAACGAGGCCTCGGCGTGCCTCAGCGTCGGCGAACACTTCATGTGTGCGGGACGCCGTCCGAGCCAAGCCGACGGCGTAGGCCACGTCGCCATCGCTACCGCTTCTTCCAGCCGGCTTTTGTACGGCGACCCGCCGTGCAGCCGGGCGCGCACCGTCGCAAGCTTCTCGGTCATTGAATCCGTGGCCCGCGGGGTAGGCCACTGCCCACCACCTGTCACGTCGGTGAGGGGCGCCGACGGCAGCAGCAGGAATGCAGTCCCACTGGACGTCATACCCGATCTCGGCCAGGTCTCCTGCAACGACGTCAAGTCCTCGAACAAGGATGGCTGAGACGTTCTCCATGACGACGTAGCGAGGTCGTAGAACGCGAACGGTGTCGGCCATGTAAGACCAGAGACCGGACCGCTCTCCACGAATCCCGACCCTTCGTCCCGCGTTGGAGATGTCTTGGCATGGGAAGCCGCCGCAGATGACGTCAACGGCAGGTCGGGGTTCGGACTGCCACCATTCGACTGCGGTTCGCACGTCGTCATGCCTTGGGACCTCCGGCCAGTGTTTCGCCAGCACCCGCCGGCAGTACTCGTCGATCTCCACCTGACCGACGACGGTCATTCCAGCGCGCTCGAGACCTAGTTCGAGCCCACCGATGCCCGAGAAGAGGCTGAGCACGTTCACCCGTTTCTCCGTTTCGTTGTATGTGAACTGGTCCGGGCTGGGGGTCTGGGCACCAACCCGGACCAGTAGCCTCAAACGACGTCCGCGAAGTCCAGGAAGTCCAACACTCCCTGCGACAGACGTTCTGCCGCTAGTTCGCAATAGCGTTCGTTCAGCTCGATGCCGACCGCCTTACGTCCAAGGAACTTTGCGGCTGTCAATGTGGTTCCAGAGCCCGCGAAGGGGTCGAGGACGGAGAACCCTCGGCACTTCAGAATTAGTTGACTCATCAGGCCGCCTGGCTTCGGGCACGGATGAATCTGCGAGAGCCGCGACCCAGTTTCCAACCGAGCTTTGATAACCGAGGACCCGCCCAGCAGCCCCTTGTTGCCACCGTGCCAGTAGAGCCACGGCTCCCATTCCTCAAAGCCGATGATGCTGGACGCGCTGTTGCCTGGCTTGTACCAGCAGCCCACAGCAGCAGGCTTGCAAATGGAGTACCACATCGGAAGATTGCCGTGACCCGGGAAGACCACATGGCGCTGGCAAAGAGAACGACTAATGGAAAACCATTCCGCAGACCAGGCCGCGTAAGCGTCATCACTCCGTTGGTCGTCGAAGCCAGGCCCGTAGTCTTTGCCAACGTTGTACGGCGGGTCGGTTATCACGATGTCAAAAGACTCCGCTAGCTGCGGCATGATCTTCCGACAATCGCCGTGGTACAGCGTTACGTGATCGTCCTCGTAGTACGGTGCGGTTACTTCTTGAGCCATCTTTGTGTTCATGTGACAACCTGCGAGTTGCGACCAAGAACGTCAGCGACGATGTACGCCTGATCCAGCTCGGACACGTCCATCTCGTCGGCGTCGGTCCACAGGTAGATGTGGGGTGGCGTCAGCGTCTCGTCTTTAGCCATGTGCAGCCGAACGCTCAGCGAATGCCCGGCCTCGTCTTCGCATTGCAGCGACGAGTCGAAGTGAACGCTCTCGCAACGCTTCTCGCCCATCAGTTCAGTCCCATCGTCTTCGCCGTCTCCGAACGCACACTCGGGTGTCCCAGAGCCTTGAAGAGAGCCATGCCTAGCTTTCGGTTGTTCTCCACTGCTGCGGCCAGACTGGAATGCGTCGCAGCCAACTCGTCCTTGAGGAACCGGTTTTCGTCCAGCAGACGGCGGGCTTCCTTCGCCAGCCAGTCGTTATTCACCCTCAGATTGCAGTTGGCGCTGTGGAGGCGGGCGTTGTCAGCGCGGAGCTTGGACAGTTGGGCGTTGACGTAGCTGGTGAAGAAACCCATCATGCGACGGCCTCCCAAAGCGTGCGGGCAACATGGCCCGTGCCCTTGTCTTCACGAGGGCGTGACGGTGCGTTCCAAGTCCCACGCGGAGGACGGTGGGCGACCACTTGCCAGCCAGCTGCACGCAGGCTCGACCCCGACTCGGCATGCTGGGTATAGGTAATCAATCGCCTGTAACCGAGAGCCTTTGCTGCCCGCCAACACGCCCCGTACAGCATCGAGTTGACGTGGGGCGTGCCATCGGTGGCCGTGCGGATGACTTCGAGGGTGCGGCCATCCATCAGATAGCGGGCAATGGGGTGAGAGACGATCGCAACGCCCACCAGCTTTTCGTCGTCAGCGACACCGACTGAGAACCGGTGACCGTTCGGCGGCTGGTTATGCCTGTGCCATTGAGTCACGAACTCGCAAGCGTCGGCGAACGACACGGGCACCAGTTGGAGAGTCATGCGGCACCCCCGAGGTCTTTCCTGAACGTGAGCCACCCGTCCTGACGGGCCTGCTCCGGATAGCGATGCGCTTCGTCATGACACTGAGCACAGATGGCGACGACGTTGGCAATGTCGGTAGGCGATCCACCCTGTCCGCGGCGGAGTAGCTCGTGCAGGTGCATCGGTGGGCGTTCCCCGCACCGCTGGCACAACGGGTACAGCTCGAACAGTTCGTCGCGCAGCTTCTTACGGAGCCGGTCGATACGGGCCTGCTTCGCCGACCTGGCACGCAGCGGGGTGCGCTTCATTTGCGCACCTTCGCCACGTTCAAACTAGGCGCTTTCCCTTTAGTCACAGTGCGACTCACCATCGGAACATGGCCGACGATGAACTTGACTGCATCCAGGTCGACTTCTTCTTCGTCCTCAAGGTGCCTGGTATCCCGAGACCAGGAGACTTGCCAGCCGCCCGTGACGATCGGCGCTGCACCTGTCAGCAGTTCGCGGTAGTACTCGCGGCGGGCCTTCGCCTCGTCCTCATCGCTTTTGGCGGCGATGTAACGCTGCGCCAGGTCGCTAAGGACCTCGTCCGTATCAGTGTCAGGCTCGCCCTCGCCGCGGCAAGTAGTCACGTAAGGGCAATAGGAATAGCAGAAGGTGGTGTTCGCATCGCGCAGTCCTTCGATGTCTGCCTCATTCACCGGGTCAGCAAGGTCGATAACCTCATGAGCCCACTCGACGCCCTTGTCAGCCCACTCCCGCGAAAACGGTTCAGTGAACAACCGAGCACCTTTGAACCCGCCAGACCGCGGCAAGAACACAAGCTGAATCGACTCAACGTCATGACCTGCTTCGATGAGCGCAGCCGCTCCACCGTGAAGCTGGGCGCGTTTCTGGTCATGCCCGCGCAGGTTGTTGGTCATCATCCGAACGGCCTTCACGCAAGCCCGCGCATCGTCTTTCGTCTTCCAGTCCCTCAGTAGCTTTTCGTTCGGGCTGTACTCGTCCACGGTGAACTTCACACCCCGATAAGCCAACTGCTGCTGGACGATCAGCTCGGGATGCCGGCGAAGCCGTGCCTCACCAATCCGGTGGTCGATCGCGGAACCAACGAACGCTTCCCACGACAGACGCGGGTCACTTTGGGGGACACCGTTCAGCCGAAGGACATGTTCAGCCCTGCAACCAAATAGCCCCGATCCGCCGATCTCCACCTGCTGGGAACGAGGACGGTCTAGCTCGTCTGCGAGTAGGTCGGCGTACAGCTCGTCGAGGAAGTCGGTCATGACGCCATCCCCGAGTTGGCAAGGCCGATCTCAGCCTTCAACGCCGAACCATACGAACGGCCAACGTCGATCCGCACCTTCAACGAGTCGATCAAAGCCCGCTGGCTGCGGACCTTCTGATCGGCAATCTCGGCGTCGAGCTTCTGCGTCTCGGTGGCGAGGATGGCTTCTTGCTTCTTGACGTCCATCGACCCGGCAGCGGACAGGAACGCCTTAGCGAAGGCGACCTCGAACCGTGAACGGGCACGAACGGATTCCTCGTCAAGCGTGCGGAGATCCCTTACCGCACCGTCGAGTTGACGGGCGATGTGGGCCAGGTTCGCCGCCACGTCGGTGGCTGTCTGTGGAGTGGTCATGACACCACCCCGTCACGGATCAGCTTCAGGTAGGCCGTCAGCTGCTCGGGCTTTGCCTTCGCAAACGCGGTGTTGTCGTTCTCCTTGGCGAAGTCAGTCTCAACATCCGCCGTAGACCACCCCTTTGCCTTGGCGACGTTCCATATCCCAGCGCGCAACGCGACGGTCGGGTCAATGGATTCAGCGTGGCCGTTCGAAGGCGCTTCGGGCTCCTCGGCCGGCTGTTCGTCGCCCATGTCGACCTGCTGAGGAACGTCCTTCTGCACATCCCCCTCAGCCTCACCGTCAGGCATCACAAGGGTTTTCATCACCAACGGCGTCAGCTGGCCCCGGTTGTACAACGACAAGCCGAACCCATCACCGAGGTTCGTGGCGCACCGCTTCAACGCATACGACACAGCGTTCTTCGCAGCAAAGTCATGGGCATCCCCATGAGTGGGAAGGTTCGGAGACGTTCCCGTCCCCACGTCCTCATAGGAGGCGACGAACTCCCCCTGCGGGTCACGGATCGTCAACCGCAGCCGGCAAAGATAGGTCACGTCAGGAACGTCCCTGGCAGGCTTGCCGTTCTTCGCCGGAACAGCCTTTATCGTGTCCCGTACGCAAGACAGCTCGAGGATCTCCGTTGACCAGCCGCCGAAGCCGAACACCCGTGACAAGTGGGCGCGGATGTCTTGCTGGCTGACGTGAGAGAGGCCGTCGCGGTCTTTGAGGACTCGTGATGCGCGGATGGGCTGCAGGAGTTGTTCGACCTGTGCACGGGTGAGGCTCATCGGTGGTTCCTCCAGTCGAGGACCAGAACACCCGTAATGCCGATGAGGGCGAAAATGCCCAGAACCGATGCCCACATGGCTAAGCCACCACCTGGAGAAACTGGCGCGGCGCAGTGACGGCACGCATCGGCTCGTGATGCTCGGTGCAGTCGATCCAGAACGGCTCCCGCGAGTTGACCATGCTGAGATGCCAGCCGATCTCCAAGCAGCGGGCACAGGGACGCTTGCCGGACCGCAGGCTGTGCAGCGCCGCCAGGATCTCCCGCCACCAGGACTGCGCCGTCGCCTCATCCGACTCCCAGATCCACGACCGGATGTAGTCCGGGAGGTTGGTCAGCAGGAAGTCCATCGACCGGTCATCGACCGAGTTGGACGGTTCGGCGCAGTGTGCGCGCAGGTTCGCCAGATCCACTTCGGATTCGGTGAGTGCGCAGTCGAACAGGTTGTCGGCCAAGAACAGGCCGTGGGCGTCATCCCCTGCAATGCGGAGGAAGTCGGTGCGTGCCTGGCTGGCCCAGGAGCTTCCGTCGTGATTATCTGTCATTGCTGCCCATCTCCTTTAGATGTGTTTGGGCGGTAGGCCGGCGTCAGGTGGATCTGGCGTCGGCCACTTCATTGATCGGGTAAGCGCGGACAAGGCGGGCAGCTGCGGCGATGAAGCCGTAGAAGCTGAAGACGGCACCGACGCAGAACGCGAAGCCGTAGCAGGTCATACGGATCAAGGCCGGCTTCACAGCAGTGCCAGCATTTCGAGGAACGTGCGGCACTCGTCCGCATCCGTTGCGTGGATGGCGCACTGAAGTCGGGCCTTCTGCTCGTCTTCAGTGCTGTTCGGGTAGCTCACAAAGTCAGTGGCGATCTGGGGTCGAACACCCGCAGTCGGTTCCTTGACGGTGGTGTGGTCTAAGCGAAGGTGAACTTGGCGGCTCATGCGGCGCTCGCTTTGCGCTGGGCATACAACTCACGCCGACGTTGGTTCTTGTGCTCTCGCCAACCGGGAGTTTGAGCCATTCGACGCTTGCGTTCGCGGTCGGTGTTTCGTCGGCAAGTACGGCAGTTCCGGGTGTTGCCAATCCAAAGGATGTTTTCCTCGTCAAACGGATGCCCGCGATGACAGTGAGTGGCCCGCGGAGTGACCTGCCATCTGCGTTGCACGTTCAACGTGTGCGTCACGGCCTCTAGGTGCGCTGGATTGACGCAGTTGCGGACGCGGCACAAGTGGTCGACGTCGAGACCGTCCGGGATGGGGCCGACAAAGGCGGCGTAGGAGACTCGGTGCGCCTGATAGCAACGTCGACCTATGCCGAACTTGCCGTAACCCTTCACGTTGACGCAGCCAGTCCAACGCCAACAGCCGTTGGCGTCCTCATCAACCTTCGCCCAGAACCGGTCTGGAAGCCGAGAGTCGCCGAGATCGACGTCCAAGCGGACGTGAAGCTGACGGCTCATTGACGTTCCCGCCATTCACGGACGTGCGCAGCGTTCGCCTCGGTGCAGATCGGACAGCGGCAGCCGTAGTCCGAATAGCCCGTTAGGCCATGCTCGGACGGTTCGAGTTGTTTGCGGTTTTGTCGGGTCTCGGCGTTGTAAGCCCGATGGGCTTCGGTGCAGAGTTCGCACCGGCAGCCTTGGACATACTTCGAGTGGGTGCCGTGTTCAGTCATGAGGCCCGCCTACGAACGGGACGAAGCCGGCCACCCTCAGCCAGGCTCTCCAAGTACTGGTCGAGCCAGTCGCGGCGGACGAGGCGGCGACGGCCAACCTTCGCGTTACGGATCTTCCCCGCGTTCAACATGCGGGCCGTTGTCAGCGGCGCCTTGCGGAGAATCTTGGCAACGTCGTCAGCGTCCAACCATTCGTAGTCGGCCATCATGCGGCCCGCGTGTGCTTCGCAACAGGTTGTTCCGCAACCCTGGACAACTCGACCACGAAAAGATCAGAGACGTCGACCGAGAGTGCCTTGCACAGCAGCGTGGCGGAGTCGTTCTTGACGCTGTTCTTCCGGCCTTTGATCAGGTGGCTGATCATCGCGTGTGATGTCCAGCCGACCTCAGCGGCAATCTGCCGATGTGTCTTACCTGATAGGGCAACGCAACGTGCGAGCGGCTTGCGTTTCGCCTCCGGTAAGTACACCCAGATCACCCTTCGTTTTTCTCGCTGCGGTGTCGCCACGGTAGTCCCTTTCGCCATCCGGTGTCCAGCCTTGTGGAACAAGGATGCGCTCGCGGGTAACCAAAGTCAATAGAAGCACACGCTTGTAGTTCCGCACTAAAGGCACACCCGCTGGTCAGCGGTACTGGACAGGGCGAACCCGATTGGTAGACAGATGTTGGTAACCAAACCGGACATCGGCGTGTCTAGGGGTATCCATGATCTTTGGCGTCAGGACGACATGACCAAACAGACTGATCCCGTGTCCCCACTGGCAGCCCTCATCCAGCGCGTCATCGACGACGAAGCCGCTCGCGGGAACGTGCTGAACTACTCCGACATAGCCCGCAGGGGCACCGACTTGACCCGGGGCAACGTGTCCCGCTACGCCACCAAGAAACTCGACCAGATGCTCCCGCTGGAGAAGCGCAGGGGCCTGGCAATGGGCCTGCGTGTTCACCCCGTCGTAGTCGACCGGGCCGTTGCCGACTCGCTGGATCTGTGGCTGGAGCTGTCCGGCGGCGACTACCGCACCGACCCTGAGCTGACCGCAGCAGACCGGGAACGAATCGATGCCTACATTCAGGCGATCAAGGACTCGAAAGGTCGGCGGCGATCCGGTGAAAAATGACTGGCACTTCATGAGTTCAGACTCGCCCGGGCCCCTTGCGTTGCTCGTTGCGAGGCGCATTATGGCTTTCGGAACCGGTCTCCGGACTCTTGGATCGATTCCCCGCACAGGGTCAACTCGGGGAGCGAACGATGGATCTAAGGCTCAAAGCCGCGGCAATTTTGGGATGGGTCGCGGGGCTGGTCCTGACCTTCCTGATCGACGATCATCCTGCGCCGGCACTCACCGTTGGCTGCTTTATCGCAGCAGCCTGCTTCACTGTCTGCGTGTCAATGCGGACAGTGGCACGTCACACCCGCAGGGCGTTCTACCGGCAGTGCCGATGGGACGACACCCCAGAGGCGACCGTTCTACAGTTGCTGAGGCGACCTGATGCCATCGATCGTCCAGCGCAACGGCCGCTGGCGAGCCGAAGTAGTCAGACGGCCACGCCGATGGTCCCGCACGTTCAACACAAAGGCTTCAGCTAGAACCTGGGCCCTCGACCTCGAGGACTTTCTCGACCGCGGGGGAGACCCCGACCGGCCTGACAATCTGACAGTCGGGGAGTGGGAGAAGCGGTGGTGGTCGGCGAGGGTTGTCGAGAAGACGACACGGGTTGCGAACCGGTCCCGGTTGGACTGTCACGTCCTGCCCGCCTGGAAAGACGTTCCGCTCGAGCGGGTGACGCCGATGGGTGTGCAGGCATGGGTCCGGCAGTTGGAAGCAAAAGGACTCGCACCCGTCACTGTCGCGTCCTGCCATCAGTTGCTTTCGGGGATGATGTCAGCCGCGGTCCGTGAGGGCCTGCTCGGAGTCAATCCCTGTGCGGAGGTACGCCTCCCGGCCCTGGCCCCGTGCCGGGAGGTGTACCTCACTCACACCGAAGTCCAACAGCTGCTCGACCTTGCCGAAGAACCCCACCGGACGATCATCCTGACGTTAGTTCTGACCGGGCTGCGATGGGGTGAATTGTGCGGGCTACGAGTTTCCGAATTGGACCTGCTGCGGCGCCGGCTCGAGGTCGTTCGGACGATCACCCGGTTCGGGCCGAAGGAGTATCCCAAGGGCCGGGCGCGGCGGACGGTGCCGGTGCCGCTGGTTCTCGTCGAAGCGTTGGCGGCGCATCTCGTCGGCCATGACGGTGGGCTGGTGTTCCGGGTGAACTACATCAACTGGGGCGCCGACCATTTCCGGCCACTGACGGAGAAGCTCGAGAAGTCTCCGCGGGTCCACGATCTTCGCCACTCGTACGCGTCTCATCTGGTGCAGGCGGGGGTGCCGTTGGAGAAGGTGCAGCTGCTTCTCGGACACAAGTCGATCACGACCACGGCCCGCTACGGTCACTTCGCTCCCGATCATGCGTTGGACGCGGTTCGGGTCCTCGACGGGATTTGGCCGGGCGTACCACAGGCGTACGACACCGGTATTCGGGGGTCGTGAGCAGTCCATGAGTGGTCTCGAACGTGCAGGTCGGAGGATAACCGAGCCTGTGACCTGCATGCTTATTTGCTGTACGAGAGCAACACTTCGAGGCGTCTGACGTGTGGAAACAGTTTTCCGGGCGTACGGCAGTCGTGCAGCCGTTGATCTTGGACAGTCCGAACTACGACAAACCATTACATCCGGGGAACGAAGGTGCCACCATGCCGAACATGCCGACTACTCCGCCGCCCGAGGGACCGCCGCCGGGGTGGGTTGACCCTCGATCCCCGTACGGGATGCCGCAAGGTGGCCCACCGCCGCAGGGGTTTCAGCAGCCCTATCAGCCGCCACCGGGCTATGTCGTTCCGCCCCAGTTCCGTCAGCAGGGCGACTGGTGGTACGACGGTCACAAATGGCGCCCACCGGTTGGCGCGCAGCCGACCCGATGGGAACTGATCGGCCAAGTTCCCGGGATGCTTATCAAGCTCACGTTCCTGTTGATCGCGTTGGGGATCATCATCGCCCTGCTGATCTAGACAACCCGCGATGGTCGGCGCACCCTCAGCATGAGGTGAGAACGATGGGTTTCCTTCGAGACGTTCAGCGGGCAAGCCACCAGATTTCCAAGGCTGCCGGTGACGTGAATGCGGTAAACCGTGGGACGTACGGCAAACGTGTGGCGCGGCGCGAACTGACCAAGAACGTGTGGGGACCTTTTCTCCGCGGACTGTTCCGGTAAATGCAAAATCCCGCCCGCCCCAGCCGAAGCTGAGACGGGCGGGGTGTGCTGGGGGAACTAGGCAGCCGGCGGCTCGTCGCCCTTTGCGCGAGCAACCAGCGCATCGAGCGCCGAGAAGTCGAGCGGCTGACCGGCAGGCTGGTTCTTCAGGTTCGCAATCTCCGCCTCAATGGCGTCGAGGGAGCCGGACAGCGCCTGCTCGTCGGCCTCGAGGTGCTGCTGGTCGGACTGAACTTCGCTCATGGTGATCTCCAATCGGGTGAGTCGTGCATCTACTACTACGAGCCAGCGGAACAGGAACTGCACGAGCCGGTTCATGAGCCGACAAGCCCTTGCAGCTTGACAAGCTCGGGGTCTTCAGGAGCCGGAGTAGGGACTTCTGAAGGCTCAGGAACAGTCGTGATGTTGCCGCCGGAAGCGGCCGCGTCATCCACCGGGACGGTCGGTTCGAGAAGCGTCTGAGTCGTCGTGGTTGTCGGCGGTTCGGAGGGCTGGACCGGGTTGCCGTGGACCACCGACATGATCCGATGCTCAGCATCTCCGATGGCCTGCTGAACTTGTGCAGCATGGGAAGCGAGCAGCCCATACAGCCCTGAGGGGTGGGTGATGGCTTCGCCGACAAACTGCCTCAGATAGTCGACGTCATCGGCTATCGGGCCGATCTGCCCTTCGCCTGCGGCGAGCGACGCTTTGGTGGCCGGGGAAGTGACGAAGTTTCTGAGCACACCGAACAGCGCAGCAACCAGACCGCCTGTCGTGCCCTGTAGCGCCCCGTCAGCCTTCGTCCCGTACCGCAGGGAGAAGTACACGGCGATGCCTGCCACGATGCCTGCGATGATCGCCGGCTCATGGGAGAACGCCCACTTGACTGCCTTCACGCTGCCGCCTTGGCGAACGCGGCCTTGATCGCTGTGTTGACGGTGGTCTCGAGAGCGGCCATGTCGATCTGTGCTGGGTTCGCTGCAGCCGCAGCAAGCATGTCGTGTAGATCCTGCAAACCGGGGTGACCATTCCCGCCCGAGATGACGATGTTCAGCGCGCCCACAACGGTTTTCAGCTGGTTCGTCAAACCCTGGATGGTGGACAGCATCGCCTGGTTGGTCGTCGCCCAGTTCTTCTGCCCACCCCCGGTGCCTTCGTTGAGAACGGACCTGACAGCATCCTGAAGGTCTTTGACCGTTGCCATGTCAAACCAATCTGTCGAGCCGGGGAAAATCTTGGCGAGGTCCACGAGGCCGGGATCGCCGTGATCGTTCTGGGGTACCTGCGAGTGTCCGTAGTAGCCCGACTGGTTGGCCCAGATGTTCGGATCACGGGGTGAGCCCGGGCCATACGCCTGCGGGTAAGGCAGGGGGAGCCCCGCGGGGAAGACACGGGGGATGCCCCACGAATCAGCCCAGGCAAGGATCTTGTCCCAACCGAGCATCGGTGAATCCATGAACGGACGTGAACCTTCAACGCCTGCACGGCCCACGGCTTCGACCTGAAGCACGACAGAGCCGTCTTTGTTGCCTGCAACCAAAGCGCCTTCGGCCCAGTCCGCACGGCCACACATCGCCATGTCGCCAGTCCACGGATCCCATACGACGTGGGGATTGGCCCAGCCGTCGAGATAGTGGCACAGCTGGTCGACACATCCCGGGGCGGAGTCTGTCTCAGTGCTGTGCAGAATGAACTTGCGAGGTCCGCCGTTGAGGCTCCACCCGTAGGTTCCGGCCCAGCTCTGACGGACGCCGGGGATGTAGATGTCCGGTGGGACGGCTATCGCCATCAGGTGAGCCTTTCGAGGCGTCTAGGAAGCAGAGTCGTCAACCTGGGCCATGCCTTCTCCACCATCTCCACAGTCCAGTCCTGAGCACAGGACGGGTAGAGGGCTTTGACTTCGGCGATTTTCGCGTCGGTGAACTGTTCGACGCCGACTCTTCCGCGGGACCCTGCCCGGCCCCGTTGGCTGATGACAGCCCGACGGGCAGTGGAGTAGGCAGCATCGGCACAGCGTTTGGAACACCAGCGTTGCTGCTTACCGGTCAGTGGTGTCCCGCAGCGCTCGCAGTTCATTTGGATTGGGACGCTAAGAAGATCAGCACCGGGATCAGGGAGACCAGAAGGCCGAACAGGAACGCATACACCGCCTGGCGGGCAGAAACCCGGATCTGTGCGTCTTCGAGTTTTTCCACCCGCAGGTTCATCGCACTGTCGGCATGTTGCAGCGCGGCCCGTTGGGATGTCACGTAATCGTCGAACTTTTCGGCGGTGACGGACACCGCCTGGGCCTGCCTTATCCGTTCGGCTTCATGGTTGAGCGTGTCCAGCCGGCGGGAGTATTCGGCTGCCTGAAGTTTGAGTGCTTGCCGCATGCCGTCGACACGTTCCTCGAGGCGGGCGATCCGGACGTCGGTCATTTCGGCGGCGGGCAGATCGGGGACACGGCGACAGCTCTCGCGTTGCCCCGTAGGCCGTTTAGCGCGTCGACGATCGTGCGGCCCGTCACCGTCACCGGGCCGGTGGTACCCAGCTTCGTGATCTTGCCAAGGTTCCTGTCTTCACCGCGGAAGTAGGCGCACAGGGTGACGTTGTCCTGACGCAGCTTGTTCAGAACGTTCTTGGTGTCCTGTGCCGGAATGACGAGGGCGCGGTAGAAGGCAATGCAGGCAACGACGCCTACGAGCACCACAAGGATCCGGCCGGCGTGGCGGCGGACATGGTGTGTCATTGGCCGTTGAGACGGTGCGTCAGGATTGCCACGCGCTCCTCCAACCGCCGGGCATCCCCGGTCAGTGAGTCGATCAGTTCGAGCGCCGTATGATGCTGGCGGCGTAGCTCTTCAAGGTCGGCCCGGGTTTTCCGGTGGTCCTCTTCGCACTGGTGAAGCTGACGGTCCTGCTGGTCGATGCGTTGCAGCAGGTCGTCCCGGAAACCCTGTTCCCGATCCACCGCAGAGGTCCGCCTAGTTTTCAAATAGCCGAGATAGGCGGCTATCAGGCCGAAGCCTCCGGTGCTGACGGCTGCGAACACGTCGCTGCTGCTCAATGCCATCAGAACCGGGTCAGATCAAGGGTCTTCCACATAGCTGGTGCTCCCGGAAGGGTCGGCGGCGCGTGGTCTGGACTGCCGATTCAGTTACAGGTAGATCAGGCGATAAGGCCGTTTAGTTACGGCAAAAGTCCGACGAAGAACCCGCCGCCGACGCCCGTGGTCAAAGGCAGTGAAGATGGAAGGCTTGACTGCCCCGTCACAACACTGGCCCGCCTGTTGGTCAAGTTGAGCGCCATCGCCTGAGAGAGAGTCCCAGCACCGAAAAGCTGCGGGTAGGTGGTGATGGTGGTCGGTGGGAAGAACAGTCCGACGTAGAGAACTTCCCCGAACTTCCGGTTGATGATGCGAACAGGAAGCGTGAAACTGGTCGGGCTTGTACCGACCCCGCCGTTGTGAAGCCAGTTGTCCACGGCGGTCCCCGAGTAACTCGCTATGTTCCCTTGGTCATCAACCAATACGTTGCCGGCTGCGTCATATATCCCCACAGTCGCACCGGAACCCACCAGGACCTGATTGACGACGACTACAAGCCCGGAGAAGCTCAACGCCTGCAGTTGAACGGCACTCCACGTCAGCCACCCCGATGCAGTGCTCAACAACCCGGTGCTGAGATGAACCGGGTCATACGACGAGCCTGCCAGGTTGTGAATTGCGTTCCATGTCGATTGGATCTGCTGCTGCTGAGTTACGGTCGTGTCAAGATCCTGCACGATGCCCAGCATCGTTTTCCCGACGCCTCGCGGATCGCGCCCCGGCAGCAGGCCGTCGACGTTCCAACTCTGTCCGGGTGTGGTGTTGCCTGAGTTGGTAAGGCCGAATGTTGTTGTCGTGGTAGTGGTGAGCGTTCCGTCCGAGACGGTCGCCACTGCGGTGTAGGACCCGGGAGTCACGTAGCTCCGGGTGGCCTGGATTCCGGATGTCATGGTGAACGTTTCGGTGAAGCCAATCGCCGCCGCAGTCACAACCACCGTGATGGTGATGGCGTTGCCGTCCGGGTCTGATGCGGTGATGTTGTAATCCACCGACAACGGGCTTGCCGTTTCGGGAACAGCCGTAAAGCTCGAAATCACCGGAGCGTGGTTCACCGCTCCCGGGTTCGACGTGGTGAACGTTGCGATAGAGCCAAATCCAGCCTTGCCGGTGACGTTGAACGGCACCGGGTCAGCTGAATAGGTCGCACCGGGCGTGAGGTTCGGGATCGTCACCGAACGAGCACCCGCCGCCAATGGTGTGCTGGCATTTTGATTGACGAGCACAGTGGTTGTTCCGTTGCCCAGGTACCAGTACCAGCCGGTCACGTTGTCCCCGACCGGAGGATTCGCCCACGTCATCGTTGCCGACTTGCCATCCGTCGACGATGAGACCGCCACTCCTGTCGCCGCTGATGGGAGCGCCTGAGTGGTGGCGGTACGGATCGCGTTGTTCCCCAGGTTCGCAATCATCGTTGCGATACCGGCATGCTTCAGCGGATACGAATGCCCACCCGTATCAGCAGCAGCGAGCTTGTTGATGTTGTACTGGTAGTAGTTCGTGGCAAAGCCTTGCGCAGCGACCCAGATGCAGATGGCCTCATACCGAATGTCGGAGGCGTTCATCTGCACTCCGGCGTCGATCCACCAGTTCTGCGCGGTGGTCGAATCATCGGCAATATTGTTGACCTCTGGCAGCATCAGCGGCTTGCCTTTGGTGCGGCAGAACGCCTCGGTGGCCTTCAGGAGGTTCGTCCACGAGGTGGTCGAGTTGTTGCCGTAGGGGTCTGACCCGATCACATCGACATACTGGTTGCCCGGGTAGTACGGGCCGGCGCGGTTGATGTCGAAGCCGTAGGAGGTGCAGCACCAGCAGTACCGCACCCTGGATGCGGGCTTGCTGTTGGCGGTCGCCCGAGCCTGTCCCCGGTTCCACATGTGGATCCAGGCGTTGATGTAGTCGGTCACCGTGTCAGTGCCGTACAGCTTGTTGTTCGCAGCACCGCGGTCAACCTCATGCTGAAGGATGAGGACCACGTACGGCTGGGTGATGCCTTGAGTGATTGATGCAGTAGGCGAACCGGTGGCGGTGGCGTTCGCCGACATGACCGCAGCAGTGCCGGTTTGGCTGAGGATCGTTGTGCTGGCAGGGATTCCGGTGCCGGTGATCCCTGCTCCGACATCGGCCTGGGTGAACGTTCCGGTGAGATTCGGCGAGGTGTTGGTGGTGCCGACCGAACGCGAAAGCGCAGTGACGTTCGAGTCGAAGTTCAGGGCATAGATCCGGTCGAACATCGCGTCGATGTCGGTGTCGTAGGCGCCGGCGGCCATCTGCTTGAACGTGAACCCGGATGTCACTGCCGTGAGGTTGGAGACGGACACGATGAGCAGATGGCCGGAGTTGAAGTAGTTGACGTCGGCGGTGCCGATGGGCTGGGTGAACCAACGGTAGAACTGGCGCACCGGGGTCATGCGGGTGCCGAACCCGTTCGTGCCACCCTCTTCGTAGGTGGTGGGGGTGACGCCGCCGTAGAGACCAGCTTGGGCTTGGCCGTCGGTGCCTACCAGAACCGTCTGCGACATCGACTATCCGCCTTAACGGTAAGAGAAGTGAGGGGTCTAGAAGTTGACGTAGGCCGACGGGTCGAACCCGCCGCCAGTGCCCGTCGACGTCGTGCGAATGTCCGTCGGGTTGGGGTTGGTGCGCACCGTGTACCGCACCCCGTCAACCAAAATGTCGTAGTCGTTGTGCTCGGCGAAAAAGATCAGGTTCCCGGTCGCATCCAGGCCGGCCGTGTTTGCCGTAACCCCAGTAGCCACAGGGTTGTTGATGACCGTCGACGTTCGGTTCTCATCCGAGTACAGCGTTGCCCGGGTCGTCGTCCCCACCGCATACACGTAGACCGTCGTCGGTGTTGGGAGGTCTTTGGTGGCCGGGTTCCACTTGCGTAGATCCTGCGGGCCGAACTTTGCCGCATGCGGGTAAGGGGTCGTCATTGCATCCGCTCCTGGACGATCGTCAGACGGCAGCCGGCCACACTGATGTCGGTGTTCAAAGACCCGCCGGAGTATTGGACGAGGTTGAGCTGCACGTAGTCCCCGGCATTGAGGAAAAAACGGTCCGCCCCGGACAGGAACGTCTGATGCGCCCCTGCTGCGCTGGCGATGGATTCGCCGTACTGGGTGGATCCTCCGGTGATGGACATCCACGCCCGCCGGTCCCCGGTGGCGTTGGAGACGAAGCCTGCCGAATAGGTGGCTGAGAACCAGCCCGACTTTCCGGTGGGGCAGGTCCATCTCGACGTGTTGGACGTCGTCGAGTGCCCGTTGTTGGTATCGATGTCTTCGGCGTCGAACAGCACTGCGGCAGAAGCGCCGGAGGTCAATGCTTGGGCGACGGTTTGCCGGATGACCGCATAGGGTCTTTCGTCGTCCCCGGTAAGCGGTGTGCCTGTCAGGTAGCCGAGTTGGCGGACTACCTGATCGGCCCAGGAGACGGCGATGACGGTTCCGGCGACGGGAAGAGTCTGGGCGTAGGGACCGGTCGTTGACAACGAGTCCCCTTAAGTTGGAAGGCTAGAAAGCCCAGACGGCAGTGCCCCACGTACTGCTCGGGTCATCCCAAATGCCGTACTGGTCGAACACTGGCGACAGCTGAACAGAGATGTCCCACTGACGTGACGGGCCGTCGATCGTCATTGACAGCTGCTCGACGAAGCCGTCCATCGACACGGTGGGCGCGCCTTTGGGACGGACCCGGATCCCTACCCGGTCATGCAAATCCAGGCCCAGTAGGGCAGGCCATTCGTTGACCCGGACCTGCCCGTCGATGCCGCCCGCGTTCACCGTCAGCTGCTCGACCCGTAGGGACGGTTGGCGTTCCCGGGAGAGGATGAAGTCGGCGGCTTGCTGCGCCTGATCGTCCGTGTCCAAGTTCATCGTCAGCTGTTTGGACGAGACGAACATCTCCGTGATCGACAAAGGGTCCGTCGACTCGGCGGTCAGACCTGAGGCACGGGTGACCTGAACGTCGTTGGCGACCAGCGTCGGGTCGAAGTCGAACGCCTGCTGGGGAAGGTTGAACGGGATCTCCCCCGTCTGATCCCCGAACACCAGTGATGCAGACGTTTTCAGTAGTCGGTCATCCCTCGACCGGAAATCCACCAGCCCGTCAGCGGTGACAGTGAGGGTACCGAGTTCGGTATCGGCCACATCCTGCACGGCAGATAGGAGGGGCACTCCGGCCAAACCCGAAGCAGGTCCCATGGTGGAGCGGCCCTGCTGTAGTTGGCGTAGGCCGGAAAGCCAGCCGCCGTAGGCAAGAATGCGGTCCGCTCGCCAGCCGGATGGTTCCCCGGGGAATCCGAGGCCGGCAAAGTAGTGCCCTTGGATTCTGCCGATGGACAGCGCACCCTGGTAGACAGCGACGTGTCCAAGAGTGCCGATAAGCGGGGCGCCGTCTTGTACCGGACTGTTCGGGAGCGTCTGGGCGTTGACCGCAACCCCGCCGACCTGAGCGAACTCCGACACCGTGGCAGACGACGAGACCGAGAACGTAGAGGACAGCATCAGGTTGCCGTCAATGTAAATGTTGGCGGTGGCGGTGACGAAAGCCCCTGTGGTTACAGGAGACTGGTAGGTGACCGCCACATGGTGCAGGTTGCCGTCAGCGAGGTTAAAGTTGAACGTCGTGTCGAGATAGGTCAACCCGTCGGGTGGGACGATCCGCACCGACGAAGCTCCTGCGGCCGTCGAATGGTAGACCGAGATTTTCCCTGGCGGGTCGGTGCCGATCGGACCGGTCAGTGGGGTGAAGTGCTGTGAGTCGACAGCCTGAAAGATGACCCCGCGCTGAGAGGGGGTTTTGGGGATCTGGCACCAGAACTCGACAGTCCAGCCGGTCCACGTCAGCGACAGGCGGGGCAGGGTGAGCACGAACCCGTCTTCGACTCCGACCCCGGCGTTGTTGTTCGTTCCGGTGAACCCCAACCCGGTTTGTGATGCCCCGCCGGCCACGTCGAGGGTTTGCCCGAACGAATAGGTTCCCGGTGTTGCCGTGTTGACCGACTTGGTGTGGACGATCTGCGCAGGTGAAAAGTCTTGTGATGACTGGTTTCCCGCGGTCGTCCCTTCGCTTTCACTCAGCGGGTAGTAGACCAAAGGTCCGTCGGACAGGATTTCCGCGGCGTAAGCCGAGTCGAGGTTGATGCGGTTCAGGATCGCCAGCGCGTCGACGCATTGGATCTGCGCATATCCGAGGGTGGGGTCGGTCCAGGCTTGTGGCCACCGTTCGACATATCCCTGCCACAGCGGATAGTCGACCCCGGCCCAGGTGGCAACGATCCGGATCGGCCGGTACGGCAGCAGCAGCCCGTAGTAGGGCCCTGCAGTGTTGTTGGGGTTGAACGCCCCGTCAGCGTTTCTCAGCGTCAGGCTGGCGGTGCCTGCCTGATACAGCCCGAGTTCGTCGGTTCTTCCTGACCGTTCGAACTGGATGTTCAGGACCCGGTTCGCCAGTGTCGTCCATACCGGGGACAAAGCACCAGGCGAGTTGGGGTTGGTGGCGAACGCGACCTGAACAGTGACGGACGGTCTGCTCGAGGATGCGCCGAGACCGACCCCGATAGGCATTAGGCGTTCCTGAGTCTGGTCGCTCCGTTGGACAAGTTTCGGGTTTCCGTAGCCAGCTGATGCTTGGAAGTGTTGCGGGCGATTTCCTTACCGTCGAGCACGGAAACGACGGTGACATGGAACCCTCCACCGGAAGTGGTGGGAGCGCCGGCCAGCGACAGGTACGACAAGTCCCGTGACGGCTTACCGAACCGCAGGCTTCCCGCTTCCGGTCCCGCATACCTTCTGCGCAACGCAGTCAGGAGCGAGGCTTCTTGTGCTGCGTCGGATGAGGTCAGGTGAGCGAACTGGGCCAGTTCGTTGTACAGCGACCCGGCAGCCTTCCGCTGTGTGGCGCTTCCACTGTGAGCCTGCGAAAGCAGGGCGGCTTTGTGGAGGTTGAAGTATGCCCCGACGGCATGGGCGACAGCTGCAGCGTTCTCGGCTGCCAGCTGCAGACCGGGGACGTTCGCAGCAGTGGCTTTGGAGAAGTTCGCCCGGTTGTAGCCCAGGATCGCGTTCTGGGCATGGGTGTAGTTCCCGAGGATCGACAGGTCTTGCAGCAACCCTGACGCGCCAGAGTTGGAAAGCGCCGCCTGCCGGGCGTCGAGCGCGCCAAAGTAGGCCGCGACCTTCTTGTGGCTGGCGATGTACTTGAGCGCCTTTTCCTCCGGAGTTACCACCCCACCGGATGCGTAACGCTTGGCGTTCAGCGCATCGAAGAACCCGACGCCGTACTGCTTCACCGCAGCAGCACGGATCACGTACTCACCGTTGGAAACACGGGCGAGTATGGAGTCCGAGGTCCCGGAGCCGGGGCCGCGCAACAAACCACCAGCGGCCCTGTTCTTGACGCCGCTGGTATCGACGCCGAAAGCCGACCCCGCCAGCTGGTTCGCAGGGGTCGGGTTGGCGATGAACGTTTCGATCGGCACACGGATAACCGGAGGGATTTGCGCCAACGACTGCAAGAAGGTGTTCACCTGGTTCAGTGCATCGAGATAGCCTGTTAGGCCGACGTTGGTGCTCTTCTCCGGCGGGATCCCGTCGAGGCTGTTGATGAGCGCGTCGACCTGGCTCTTGTGCAGGCCGGTCTTGATCGCAGCCGCCTCGATCTGAGGAATCGCAAGCCGCAGCGCAGCCGTGTAGTCCGACTGCTTGCCGGTGGTGTTGGCGTACGCCTGGGCGGCTTCCTGCGCCTGCACGATCAGTTTGGTAAGGCCGTTACGGTTTGACTGCGACCCGACGGTGTTCAGATCCAACTCACGGGTGTTGGACTGGAGCAGGTTGGTGGCATTGCCGAGACTGTTCTGGAACGTCTGAATGGCGGCAACGTCATGAATGGACCCGAAGAAGCTTTTCGCATGGTCCTGCGCTTGCTTGAACGCCGTCGCAGCCTCATCCAGCGATCCGCGGACAAAGACCAGGCCGTCTTTAGTGCCGGAGAAGTTTGCCCCTACCGACTCGGCCGTGAGCGGCTTCCCGCCGCCGATACCGAGCGCCGAGAGACCCTTCTGCGCCAGCTTGACACCGGGGACGTCACCGAGCGCCTTGCCAAAATGCCCATGCGCCAGGTCACCGAGGGACTTGTTGAGTCCGAACGTCAAACCCTTAGCAAGATCGGTGCCCAGTTCTTTGCTGAGCGCATCACCAATGTGGCCATGCTGAAGGTCCTTGATGATCCCCGGGACGGCCTTCGCCGCGTTGACGGCGACGACGGTCAGGGCAACTGGAATGGCGATCCGGCCCAGTGCCGACTTTTCCAGCCCGGACGCGAGTGCCCGCCCCACACCACCACCGGCAGCGGGGAGCAGGAACCGTCCCGCCGTCCCCACGCCGGCTGCGGCGCTCGCAGCAGGAAGTGCAGACCCTGCAGCCAGTCCCGCCCCTCCGGCTAGTCCGGCAGTACCCGCACGGGTCTCCGCAGTGGCTAGCGCGGTCGTGGAAGCCGCCGCAGCTCTAGCAGCAGTACTGACACCCAGAAGGCGGGCGGCGAGGGTTGACAGCCCGACAACCAGGTTGCCGATCTTGATGGCTACCCACGCCCCGGCCATGACCTCGAGGCCGGTCACAATGTCCTTCAACACCGCCGGGTGCTTGGACAGGGCTTTGAACAGTCCTTCAACCTTCGGGATCAGATCGTTGCCGAGTTGGATCCCTACCCGTTCGGCCTGCTGCTTGAACTGGTCGAACTGGACGTTGAAGTTCTTCTGGGTGATCGCCCAGCCCTGGACGTCTTTCCCGCCAGTGTTGAACGAGTCGGCGATTCGCTTCACCCGGTCGTTGGTCTTGTCGGCGTTCTGCCCGGTCGCAGCCAGAGCCGTCGACAGGCCCTCCTGCCCACCCACCAGCAGCCGCAAAGCAGCCAGATACGTCTGGGCTTGCGGACCGCCGGCACGGATCACCGACTGGAAGCCTTTGGCCTTGTTCTCGGTGACGACGAACTGCTGCGCCAAAGCGGCCTGGTTCGCCGGAAGCGCCTTCAGCCCCTGCCGGTACTCGTTAAGAGTGATCGACCCGTCGGCATAGGCTTTGGCGACCTTCTGCGCGGCGGGGGGAAGGTTCGCCAGTTCGATCCCGGCATCTTTCGCGGCAAGCTGAGACTGGTTGAACGTGTTCAGCAGCAGGGTGCCGGACGGGCCCATTTTCTTCAGGACCGTGTCAGACAGCAGGTTCAGCGAACCAACCAGCCCGCGGCCACCGGCACCGTCACCAAGCCGCTTTTCGAAATCGACAACGTCAATACCGAGCTGGCCGAACTCTTGAATCTGTGGGCCTTTGACGTTCGACAGGTTGCCGATCGTCGACCCGATGTTCTGACCGGCCTGCTGTGCTCCCAACTGCTGGGTGAGGGACGAGTACACACCCAAAGCGTCGGGGAGGCTGATCTTCGCCGCTGCCGCACGGGACAGAAACGATCCGAGTCCGGATGCGTAGTCCTGGAAGGTGGCGTGGGCTTCACCGGCACCGGTCTTCAACGCGTTGGTGACCCGTACCGCGTCGTTGCCGGTCAGGTTGTAGGCGCTAAGCGCCCGGGTCAAACCGGAGGTGACGGTGGTGAGGTCGGCGCCTTCTTCACGGGCAGCTTCGGAAGCAGCGTTCGCGACCTTCAACGCATCAGCGCCGCGAAACCCCGCCTTCTCCGCGTCGTAAACGGATTCGGTGACCTTCTGCCACGCCGTACCGGTTGCCGAAGCGATGTCGAGAATGCCGGTACGGATCGTGCCCAGATTCTTCGGCAGTTCCCCTGCAGCAGTAACGAGGACGTTGGTTTGCTGCTGGAAGTCCCCGGCTAGCTTGATGGACGCAATGCCGATACCGGCGAGGGCTACGGTGGCGATTTTGCCGGTCTTGTTCGCAGCAGCCCCGACGGAAGCCCATGCAGCGCTCGACTTGGCCGCAGCGGCCGTCTGAACCCCGGCGGCGGCTTTCTGCGCATCGGCTTGGGCAACAGCAGCCCGCTGAGTGGCGACCAGGGCGGTCCGTTGTGCTTCGAGGGCGGTGGCCTGACGACGTGAAGCGGCAGCCGCAGCATCAGCGGCTTCGCTTTCGGAAATCTCACCCTTGGCAAGACGGGAAGCAGCGGCGGCGGCGTCGTTTTGTGCTTTCGCCATAAGGCTTGCGGCTTCGGCGGCACGGCGGGTGGCGACAGCGGCGCGGTTCGCGGCAGCCTCAGCCTGAATGCCTGCTTTTTGCGCAGCGATCCCAGCCTTTTCGGTCTGGACCTGCCACTCCTTCGTAACACCGTTAGCCTTTGCGAGACCCTCGACAAAGGGCCCCACGTCACTTCGAAAGACGGCTACGGCGGGGGGGAAGACCTCAGCCACGATGCTTCTCCCATCGTGACGTTTGGAGGACTATGAAGGTATGGACATGGCCCCAGAGATCCTGCGAAACCTGCTCACCGAATGGCTCCGATGGTGGGCCAGCGACGACTCGGCGCCTGTAGAGATGCCCGACGACCTTCATGTGCGAACGGCTTTAGCGCTCGGATGGACTGAAGCCACCGTTAAGGACTGGCTGTCCGTCGTCCGCAACTAGCGCTCAGACACCGAGACCCCTCCGCCATGCTGCGATCACAACCGCAGCCACCTCGCCCGAATCCTCAGCCTTCTGAGCCCCGGGACGGGTGTACGGATAGGCCGGCATGCGAGTGGTTCCGCCCTCGACGAACCCGCCATAGGAAGCGGACGGGCCGATCTCCACCGAGGCAGCGAACCCCTCATCCCGTACCGGAGAAGTCGTCACAGACCTTCGAAGGTTGCCGGTCACGTTCTGCGGAGGACCCCCAGGCGTTGCACCCGTTTTCGTGTTCTTCGGATGCCCGCCCTTGATCTCCTCTTTGATGAACCGCTCATAAACCAGCCCGGCGTGTTCGGCAGCCTGATGGTTCGCCAAAGCCACCCTTGCGGGAAGCTCATGCAGCACCCGGAGCAGTCCGGAGACGTTAACCTCTACGCCCACGGTTAGCCCTCCACTGCTCGTATTGGGCCTGCGACTGGGCTTCATGTTCGAGGTTGTGCTTCACCTGCTCCTGAAGGGCGATAACCTTCTGCAGGTTTTCGGCTCGTTCCGCCGGCCAGTCGTCAACCGGGCCAGGAAAGGGTGGGACGCCGTGGTCGAGCCAAAACTTGTCATCCAAAGCCTGCTCGAGCCATTCGGGGAACGGCTGTTTGCGTTCCTCCGGTGACAGAGAGCCCTCGAAGGCCCGTTTCAGCCGTCCGAGGGCATCTGAGGGTCCTTCTGCGGCGGCTTCAGATGCGTCTGCATGTATCCCTCACGCAGCTCCCCGTCGACGAACCGGCCGTTGATGGCGTCTTCGAGTTCGGACCAGGTTTCCCATGGGATCCGGTCGGCGAACTCTTCCATCTGCTTGACGTTCCCCGACTGGGGTCGGGGAAGCTGCTCGCCTGTGCTGGTGCGGATGTCCCAGTTGGTCAGACAGTTGGACAGGATGGAGATGGTTTGTGCTTCGGTTTTCTCCACGTCGCCGATGGCGTCGAACGAGAGCCGGATCCGGTGGATTTCCTTGCGGGTGATCTCCGCCCGGTCTTTGAGTTCGATCCACTGCTTCGTGCCGTCAGCGGTTTCGGGTAGGTCGTAGCGTGCCACTGCTGCTCCAAGGGACTGCGGTCAGCCCCAGCCCCTTGAATGAGGCTGACCGCAGGTTTGTAAGGGGCTTCAAGGGGCGCAGGGAGGTCTACTGGTAGCTACCGGAAGGCAAAGCGTTCTGCAGGGTCACCTTCACTGGGGACAGGCCACCGGAGGCGCCGACGTCCGTGCTGTTGGCGTTCGCCTCGAAGGTGATGTCGACCATCATCTGATCGTTGTTCATCGACTTGGCGCCGACGGTGTACGTGACACTGTTCATGTGGATCTTGAACTGTTCGAGGGCTGCGCCGGCACCGCGGGTGTAGTTGAAGTCGAGCGAAACGTTCGTGCCGTTCAGGTAGTTCAGTAGCTGCGACTCGTCTTCGTAGATGAGGGTGAGCTTCCCGGTCACGTCGACCGGCCCGACGAAGATGGAATAGGGCTGCGGGTTGCCGTCAACGGTCTGGTCAATCGTCCCGGTGCGTTTGAAGTCGACCGTTGCGGACTGGACGGTGGGGACGAACGTGCCCGCAATGGTCGTCTGGCCGAGGAAACCGGGGACGGCCTGCAGCGTCGAGAATGACGTGGTGGGCTGACCGACAGTCCCCGACGGGAAGCCGATGAACGATCCGGACCAGGTGAGCAGCTGGGAGGCGTCGATGGTGAACGACAGGTCGGTGCACAGCATCGACGGATAGGCCCGTGCCTGTACCGGGTCGCTGTCGGTAAGGGTGAAGCTGCGCGGCTGGGCGTTGCCCGAGTTCAGTGGGGCGATGACATGCTGGAACGGTGCCGATGCGCCTGTGGTGACGACGTCGCCGAGCATGTTGCCGAGCAGATAGCCGATGGTGTCGCAGTACACGTTCCCACCGGAGGCGTAAGCCCCGTCGACTGCTCCTGCGACATGCCCGTACCGGACGACCGCAGAGCCGCGGTAGTTGGTGTCCGCGAGGTAGTTGATGTTGTCGGATGGGGTGAACGTCGACACCGGAATGAAGTTCGTCGGCGCGTCGAGGGCGGCGGAGATGGTGACGAGACACCCGGCAGGATGGGCGTTCGTCAGGGCGCCGACGGTGAGTGTGTTACCACCCGTGAACGCGGAGACGGTTTTGGTTTCCGTCAGGCTGCCGTCGTAGATGGTGACCGACCCGGAGGCGACGAACGTCCCGACGATGCCCGTGAGGACGAGGGACGTGCCGGATGCGGAGACGGCAGTGGACAGTGTGCCTTTGGCGACATCCTTGGCGATGCCAAAAGTGCGCCGTTCAGCCAACACAGGCATGGCGATATTCCTTTGCTTTGCGAGGATTCAGCGCCGGGGCCGCGCCTGGGATTGGCCGGACTAGGAAGCGGGTTCTGCGGGGGCTTGCGGTGGGGTGATGACAACAGGCTGGGCGTTGTCGGGGACGGCGGCTTCTTCGGCGACCGGGGACGCCTTCTTCGCTGTGGTTTCAGTCCACGACCAGGTGGCACCATCACCGGGCTGCTCGTCGGCGGTCACCACATCACCGTCTTTGAGGTGCCCGAAGGCGGGGAAAAGCCGTTCCGGCTCCGACAGCTTGATCTTGTAGTTGGGCATGAAGGCTCCTAGCCGGAAATGGAGGACTGAACAGCCGGATACGTGATGTCGATCTGCAGAGGCACTGCATTGCGGATGGCTTGCTCGATGTCGCCGTACTGAACGGAGACCGAGGCATTGCCAGTGCCGGTGAGGGATTCGCCGACGGAGAAGAAGTAGCCGTGGGTCTTGTCCAGCGTCGTCCCGCGGATCCTCGTCAAGAGCGCTGCAACGAGGGTGTCCGCAGCGGCCTGTAAGTCGGCGACGTTCGCATCCGCTGCAACCAAAGGCCATTTGATCCGCAGCTGGAAGTAGTGGGTGAGTCGTTTGAGTTGGTTGGCTTCCCGGGACTCGTCGATCCGGGTTCGGAACAGCCAGCAGACTCTCGCATCGCCGGGAGGGTTGAGCCGGACATACGGCAAAACCCCTGCAGGCGCAAGCAGGTTCGCCACGGTGGTGTCGGCGTTGAGCCAGTTCGCTTCAGCCTGAATGGCGGGATCTACCACACCGTGCTCGTCGTCGTGTAGTCCAGCAGTGTGATGTCAGGAAACGAGAACTGCGGCGAGGGCGGGACGCCTTCGGGGAACACCTGCCCGGAGTCGTTGACTTCGGAGACGGCCAGCGTCAACCGTGCGAGGGCGTTCTGGTAGCGGGTTGCCAGCAGGTTCGCCAGAACATCGGACTGGTCGGAGAACGACAGCTCGATCAGCGCGGCGGTGCCGAGGATCGCCACCAGTTTCGCGTCGGCATACAGCACCGGGGGAACGGGGCCGGCGGCTGCGGCGATCTCCCCCACAATGTCGTCGACGAGTACTGAAACTTGTGTGGCGGTGGGACTCGACGTGGTGGAGAACTTCCCGGTGGGCAGTCCGGTCGCATCCACGGTCAGATGTGCGAGCAACCCGGCCACATCGTCTGTGGTGGGAGTCCATGCGGTGGAATCCCCGACGGCTTGAGCTTCGAAGCTGAAATCGTCCGACGCATTCGGGACGGTTGCCACTCCGGTGCCGCGGAACAGCCCGGTGACCGTGGGCAGATAGTCGTAGTGGAAGTTACCGGTCGAGTCGGTGACGATCGACCCACCGAGAACAGCGGTGGAGCTTGTGCCGTCCGGGGCGTTGAAGGTGAACGTCAATGTGGCCGGGGTGACCAAAGTCCCAGTCGCATCCTTGCAGACGGCTGAGACACGGATGGCTTGACCGGAGTCGGAAACACCTGGCGTGACAGTGATTGTCAGAGTGCCGTAGCTCATGCGTTGTCCACATCAGCGGTGATGATGACTGTCAGATAGCCCGGGTCGGGGAACGTTTCCTTATGGGTGGACGGGAACGTCACTTCCCACTCGGCCAGATATGACCCTGCGGCTGCTGTGTCGGTGGAAGTCGGCTGGTACTGCACAGTTCCGTTGGTCGGGGTGCCGACGATGGTGGCGCTTCCACCCAACGCTGTGCCGCCGACGGTGACCGCCATGATGAACTTGACCGTCGCACCGGTTAGATCCACTGCAGCGCCTGTGGAGTCCTCGAGGATGCATTGAATGACGGGGGCGGTGTCGTGCCTTTTCCAGTAAAAGGTCTGATTTACCGGGGTGGTCATTGCACGACCGCCTTCCCCGAACCGTCAGAAGTGATGGAAACAGCGGTCTGTCCGTTGCTGTTCAGCGTCGCCGAAGTCGACCCGTTGGAGATGGTCACGACCGCCCGTGAGCCGGAGGGAACGACGACGACCGAAGTACCCGATGTCCCGAGGGCGGCAGAGGCTCCGGTCCAGGCGAGGACTGCTTTGTTCGACCCGTTGGTGACGAACAGCGCCTGATTGCGGCCATATGGAGTTCGGGGGTCGGGAACGAACCGGGCTGCTGTACCGGAGAAGGTGATCTGGCCGGCGGCAACGATCGGAATGGTGGCCGTGCCGGTGAACGTGATCTGCCCGGCAGCGGTGATGACCGCCTTGGGGGTGATAAGGCCGGTGAAGCTGATCGCACCTGCGGCAGTGGCCCGGGTGGTGGCAGTTGGGGTACCAGTGAAGACGATCCCACCGACGGCGACCGGGCCGAGGCTCGCCGAGCCGGAGAAGACAATCGCACCCGCAGCAGAAGCGGTGGCCTTCCCGGTTGCCGTACCGGAGAAGGTGAGTGCGCCAGTGGCGGACGTTGGCGCGGTGGCGGTTGGGGTACTGCCGAACGTCAGGGATCCGGCGCCAGTGATGACTGCTTTGGCTGTTGCAGTACCGGAGAAGGTCAGCCCGCCAGCAGCGGTGGGAGTGACAGTCTGCGGTGGTACTGCGTGCCTATTACTTGGTACAGGAAAGCCTCTACCGAACCGTGCCACGTCAGATCACCGCAGCCCGATTGACCGCCTGAAACACCCTCAGCGGCTCAGCTGGAGCCGTGTTCAGCACAATGGTAAATGCGATCTTGTTGGCAGTAGCCGTGCCCATCGTGGACGTGTGACCGCCGGCTGAACTGACGATGCCGTTGGAGTCGAACAGGGCGAGGTCGATTGCACCCGCACCGGAACCGAAGACCTGCTGGCGTGACGTAAGACCACCAGGGGTCGTATACGAGGCGTTGGTCGACGACTTCGAGCAGAACCCTTCCAGCACCCATGACGCGGGCACAGGGCTCACCGAAGGAGTAGTGGCAGACGTAGTGCTCGAGGTGGTGAACGTGGCGTACAGCGGTGACGAGTTGGCGAGGGCCCCACTGAGCGCCACACCTGAGTAGGTGAAAGCGATCGCTGCGATCTTTTCCTGCGATCCAACGTTGACGGTGACGTTCGCGCCCGACTCCGAACCGTCCGTAGAGACGGCGGTGTAGAAGGCGAGTTGAACCTGGGCTGCAACAAGTCCGTCAGTTCCCTGATGGGTCCACGTTCCAGCACCGGAAATGGTGACGCCGGCGGTGGTCTGGAATCCGACGAGGAGCCCGATCAGGTCCCCGGCAACAACCGTCGGTAGCGCAAAGGACTGTGAGGCTAGCGGGTTGCCTTGGGCTGATGTGGCGTTACGGAAGCCGACGGCAGCCACATCACTCTTCCCATGCGATCCATGTGTAGGCGTTTACCGCGACCGCAGCCGTCACCCGCACCCGCAGGAACTTCGACACCGGGACGACAGGTTCGCGGCCTAGCGGGAACTGGCACATGTAACCCGAGGCGGGAGAAACCAGCTGCAGGTCCAGCATTCTCGTCGCCGTGATCGTGCCCTCGGCGGTCGCGGTATAACCCGACGCCGTGGTTCCAAGCGTCATCAGCGAACCAGCATCGTTGGGCTGGTTCCATGACACGATGTCACCCGACGCATAAGCAGTAACGGTCGCGGCAACGTCCGTCTGCACCAGCTCAACCTTGATCGGAACACCGGAAGTGCCGTCGAACGAAATCCCCCACTGGACGACTTTGAGGTCTTCGGTGGAGGGGGTGGCGATCTGCAGCAAGGTTTTGATCGCTGTGCCGGTCGTGACCGATGCAGGCGCCGCAGTGGTGACTTTCGGGCCGTTGTAACCCCAATAGGCTTTAGTCACCGGCCACCGTCCCGAAAGGTGCGGTCAGTTCGGACGGTTCGGTGATCCCTCGTCCGATCCGCTGTGCGATAACCCCTTGCGCCTCGGGGGCGTACGAATCGCCGTTGAGGGTGAACCATCCGTCGGGATGCGACCCGAGGTCGGTGCAGTCCACGACAGTCCCGGTGATGGGGCAGGTGTACCGGTAGAGCACCTGTACCGGCATCAGGACGCCGAGAACGAGAAGGCGGCGACAGCAAACGAGATCGTCACTGCGGTAACCGATGAGGCGAGCGGGGCACCCAAGTTGTATGTACCGGCCGCATAGGTGGCCGACGTGAACGTCCCCACATGGGTCACCGCAACAGTGCCACCAGTGGTAAAGGTCATCGTGCCCGTGTTGGACGTCGTTCCCGACGAGGGTGTGCCGGCGGAGAACTGGATCCGGGCATACGAACCGGAGTTAGCGTTCTCTGATGCTCCTGTCGTGCCAGGGTCAGCAACATGCAGCGTGCCCCAATTCGACGTCGCCGAAATCGTCGGGGCAGATGCGGCGAACACCCCTGCAAGGGCGTTGTTTTCGGCGGTGGTGGATGCGCGGGCCATCAGCGGGTCACACCCTTCGCCGCCATCTTCTCGTGCAGCGCCGCATGCTCAGCCCGATGGTCGGCGATCATCTGCTCACGAACCGCCGCATGAATCGGATCGGCCGGGTCGTACTGAGCAGGGTCGTCCAACGCCTCACAGGCAAGGTCCACCGGATGGGTACGCCGGACATAATGCTCAACCTCGATGGCGTTCGCCACATGGTGGAGAATGTCGGGCGTCTCATGCGAATCGTGCTCGAAATACAGCACTTCCGGGGTGACGTCGACCCATCCGTCAGGATGCTCCGGAACCTGGATCCGGCCTGACATGTTGACGCCAGTGATGAGGGCATGGCGTGGCATCAGTTGTCCTCCCACTGAATCAACGTGTCGCCCAACATCCCCGCATGAACATGGTCATCGGGGAGATGAGCAACCCGCATACAGGCGATTTCAAGGTCACCGTCGGGATGGGTCGCAGTGCAGCCTTCCGTCCCGTTCCGGACGGCTTGCTGCTCGCCATTCACCTTGTCGGCAAGCGACATTTCGCGTCCTTCGGGTAGAAAAGTGGTGCGGCCCGGTCCCTTAAGATGCGGGCCGCACCACGACTACTTCTTCTCGTCCGGCTGGGTCTGCGCATCCATCAGCTGGGCGGCAGCCTGCTCACGGGTCTCCGGGTCAGCCGGGGTAATCCCGACCTGTCCGAGAGTCACCCAGTCCGGTTCCGCCTTGTCCTCGAAAACACCGGCCTTCGTCTTGTGCTCGAGCTGACCGTCGGCGAGGTTGTCCGGAACCTCATCACCCTCAACGAACGGAACGAGGCTGCCGTCCTTGAGGATCCACGTCCCGCCGCCGCGGGTGACCGTCTTCTTCCTGCTATCCACCATGTCAATACCTCTCAGGTGCCGGTGATCGAAACAGCGGCACCCGGCTCCTGGATGAACGGAACCGAAGACCGCAGAACGCGGACCCGCCACGACTCGGTGTCGAAGTCCCAGTTCGAACCGGTCTGGAATGCACGCTCGTCGGCGATCCCGCCGAGCATCGACCGGTCCATGACGAGCGGAGCGGCCGGGGCGTTCGGGGACACCATGATGTCCAGTCCTGCCAGGCGTCCCAGCTGCCCCGAATAGATCGGGTTGGACGTGTCTTCACGGGCCATCGCCGTCTGCACACCCTTATCGGCGAGGAGCACCGCATACTTGGTGTGGGTCATGACGATGGTGTCCGGCTCGTAGCCCTGCTTGAGACCACGGATCGTCGCCACCGAAGATGCGAGGTCGAGCAGCACGTTCGACGAGGCGCCCCCCCACGTTGCCGCCGCAGCCTGCGTCTGGGTGACAGCCGCCGTGATGGCCGGCATGACCACCGAACCGTCCCACCAGTTCACCAGACTGTTGGTGAGCTTCAGCAGCGCCCGCTGGACCGGGTTCCACCGCATCCGCTGAATCGACTCGAGGGTGATCTTCGAGTCGAGACCCCACTTCTTGACCGTCGCCAACGTGGCCGTACCGGTCGGGGTGGTTGCCAGTGGGAACTCGGCACCGGGGTTGATCGCCTCGAGGCCGGACCGGTTGGAGAAGATCGACTCACCGGTCTCGTACAGCACCGCCCCACCACTGGTCGGTACACGGCTGGTGAGCAGCACGTCGCCGATGAACTGCTGCTGCGCAAGGGTGCGCAGTGTCCGTTCGATGTAGGTGGGGGCGTTCAGGAATCGGGAAATCGTCTCGACATCACCGGATAGTGACGCGAACCCCGGGGGAAACTGGCCTGGCATCTTGTTTGCCTCCTAATGGCATGCCAAGGGACCGACCGGGATTCGACCGGGCCGGTTAATGGACAAAAGTTTTGGTCGCCGGGGCCGCGACCGGTGAACTACTGGAGCTTGAGCAGAACGCGAGCCGTAGCAGGCGAAGTCGCCGCAGTGACAGCCACGCCGATGTCCTGAACGAACGTGCCGGCGCCGATGGGGGCGACACCACCCGTGGTGGAGGACGTCACATGGTCACCGATCGCCACGTTGGCAGTGGTGACGAGATCGCAGGCACCGGTACGGGTGACGGCGACCAGAGCACCGGATGCCGCGTCGTGCAACGCGATCCCGACAACCTTGGACGACACACCGGACGTGGCGACGACGGTCGGCGGGGTGGTGGCACCGGTCGTGACTTCCACGACGTTGCCGCCAACGATCGCACCACCAGCGGTGAAGGTGAGCCTGTCGGCATCCTCATATGCGGGAAGAAAATCGGCCATTTCTCTCAGCCCTTCAGGTCAGGGTCGGGGAAGGCCAGTTCGAACTCGTCGATGGTGCCTTCGGGGTTGTCGGCGTGACCGACTGCGGTCACGGGCACCTCGGAACCGCGCTTGCGGGCAAGCACAATGTCCTTGGTGGTCTTGGGGTCCGCGTCGTACAGCAGCGCGAACTTGTCCTTGTCGGCGGGCTTCATCCGTCCGGCGGCAACAGCGTCGGCGAGGAACTTGTCCTTCTCTTCCGAGACCTGCTTCTCCTCAAGCGACTGGACCTTGGCGGCAAGGCCGTCATGGCTGGACTTGAGCTCCTTGAAGACTGGATGCTCGGAAATGTCGGGGAGTTCGACCTTGGTCTCCTCGACCCTCTTGACCGACTCGGTGACCTGAGTGCCGTCCATCTGTGCCACGGCGGTCGCCTTGTCTTCCTTGGGCTCGTCGACGGGCGGGATGAGGCCCAGCGCGGCGAGCTTGGACTGCACTGCGAGAGGCGGAGCATCAGGCCCGAGGCCGACTGCCTCTCGCAGCTGTTCGGGAGTGAGTTCCGGCATGCCGGCTCCTTCGGGATTGATGGTTACCGCTGCGGATGCAGCGACAGGGGCGTCTTGGGGGGCGGTCACGACAGGGATCCCGAAACCGGAAGCCTGCTGGGAGTTCGCGGCGGCGACGGCGTACATCTTGGCGACGTCAGCCAACGATTCGATGGCGGGCGGCTCAACCCCCAACAGGGCGAGGGCGGTGAGCCGAAACGAGTAGGCCCTACCGGATGCGGCGATGTCTTTCCGCAGCCCTTCAACTGACCTCGAGGGGTAAGCGGAGTGCATGACGTCGACGAGCCATTTCGGCATGTCCGTCAGATCACCGATCAACCGGGTGCCGTCGTCGGATGCGCGAAGGTTGCGAATGGTGCCGACTGCGGGCTGTCCGTCGAACCTCGGGTCGGTGTGACCGAGTTTGATGACGGGGGCGCGCCAGTCGGGCTCTTGGGATGCTGCTACGGCGTCGGTGATGTCTTGGGGTGTGCAGTCCCAGGTTCCGGTCATGCAGTCGTGGGTGCCGACGGCTGCGAGTTCGACGCCTTCCACTGTTGCCAGTTCAGTCATGCCGCACCTCGGACACGAGCACTTCCTGAACAGCCGTGATGTCTGCCGGGACGTCCGCGTTGACGACGGCATCGAGAACGACCGTGCAAGTGGTCAGTTCGTTGGCGACCACGGACAGGTGGATCTCTTTGCAGATCAGCGGTTTGCCGTCGAGCAGGACCCTTGTTTGGTAGCCCACCGGATCTTCAGACTCGTTGATGATTTCAATGCGGTGGAAGGTCATGGCGTGACCTCCGAACTAGTGGGATAGTGAGCGGATGGGATCGCAAAGGCTTAGGCCAGAGTTGTGGCCGCAAGAGCCGCCGCAATCGCTTGAGTTCTGCCATTCGCCCGGAGCACACTTGGCTGACCGTGGTGCGTGGCAGTGGCGGATAGATCTCGACACGGGAAAGCCGTTCGGCAGGTGCGTTCACTGCTTCAAGGAGCAGCGGCCACAACTCGATCGGGCCAAGCACGAGCGCGAGCAGCGTCGTCGGCACTTACGCGATCCGCGACTGAACGGCCTTAGCTGACCGGGGCGATAGCGCAGCGGCACATCGCATGTAACGGCGGAACTGGAGCCGAACCCAAGCTGTACGGACCGCCCGCCTCCGCATCGCTGCACGGCTCATCCACCCGTGAGTCCTCAGCGGTCAGGAACTCGACCTGCTGCACACCCGCAGACTGGTAGCGGTCCATCGCACCCTGAGACAGCGACCAGGACATCGCATCATCCAAGAAGAACTCGGCGTCGATCGTGTCTTCCAACTCGGCTTCGATGACGTCCAGCAGATCCGCCCGGTCAAGGGTTTCTGCCTCATCCAGCGCATCCGACAAAGCCTGCGCCACACGACGTGAAGTCGCACCCAGAGCGTCGTTCCACCATCCGGCAACCGCCGACTGCGCGTCATACGGCGGAAGTGGTGTCAAACCTTGTTCTCTGGTGGCGTTCATGAACAGTTGGGCTTGCACATCACCCTGAGCATGCCCGGCGAGGATGCCGGCGTGAACGATCGAATCCACCCGCTGCCCGACCGCCGCACCTTGCAAAGCACTGAGCTGTTGGACGATGATCGGGGCGTACAGCGGGGCTTGTGACGTGTCAGCTGCGGCCATCACACCCGTTGCCTGCTGAACAACCGGCCCCATGTCGGCATGTCTCACCAGAGAAACCCACGCCGGTTTCAGCAGTCCTTTGTGGACCGCTTCAACATGGGTACGGGCTCGGTCAGCCTCCGCAAGAGCATCCGTCTTGCTCGACGCTTTGGCTTTCACTCGACGGTCACGGGCACGAGCCGTCACAGGCAGCGTAGGCAACGCGAACGCGCTTTCAGGTTTCTGCACAGGACGACCCGGACCCGTCACCGAGGGAAGGCGGTAACGCTGCCGCAGATAGGATTCGGTGCCCTCATCGTTCGTCAACAGTCCTGCCGACGCGAGAGCCACCAGACTGTCCGGCGGAAGATCAGTTTCCAGATCAACTTCGTCGCACACCAGCAGCGGACATTGGACGTCTTCGCCATAGTTCCACGACACGAGCTGTTCAACCACATCAGCGTTGCCGGTGTCGGCCATGTCCTGGGTGACCGCATCCAAAGCGAGCTTGAAGAAGTCGATGAACGAATCACCCAAAGCACGGGAGCCGGTTTTGGTGGTTCCGAGGTTGAGGAACTGGGTCAGCATGACCCGGGCCATGCCTTCGTTGTACATGTTGATGGAGGCGATGATGTCGGGCAGTTGTCCGGATACTCCGTCGATGTGCAGCTTCGACCCGGCCGGTAAAGAGCCGCCTGCTGCTTCGCCGGCCCGCAACGACTCGGCCAGGTTCTTGCCGGGTGTCAGGTCTTGAACTCCGGGGGCGTTCTCCACCCACGGGATACCCATCCCGTTCCGCTCATCCTTGAACGCATTCACCTTCAGCGCACGGTTCTTCAACTGCCACATGCCGAAGCAGTTCCGCAGAATGCTGTTGCCCTGCCAGGCCGCACCCTCAAGCTCGTTCACATACCAGACGAGCCGGTCGGCGGCGATCTTCACCATGCCGGTGTCTTTGTCCAACGACGGCGTGATGGCCGAAGCAATCTGCCCGTTGGCGCCAGGGAGGATCGTCGGATACTGGTAGACCGCTCTTAACTGACCTGAGCGGTCCGTTTCGATCCGGCCGATCGTGACAGGCATCCGCGGGGACAGCCGGTTCAGATGCGCCAGTCCGTCACCGCGGTTCGTGTCGCAGACGATCTCGAACGGCATATGCCCATAGGGCAGGTGCAGCAGGGCTTCGCGGAGATGCTTCTTCCACGAGAACGTGTCTTTGCGGCGCTTCTGGTTCGGTGAGTCGGGTTGGCCTTTGATCGGCAGGTTCAGATCACTTGCGATGAACTGGACGATCTGCGGGTCGGCACCGTTCGGGTCAATCCACCAGCGGGCCTGCCGGATGGGCAGGGTGATGGCGTTGAGGATGGCTTTGATCTGATCGTCCCCGCGGCGCATCCGGTCGAACACCTGAATGGACAGCGGGTAGATGAGGTCCGCGACGTGCTCTGCCGGGTCGACAGGCCATCCACTGAGGGAGCCTTGGTTGGTGGCGTAGCCCTGTTCGGTCGTCAAGCTGTTGAGGGAAACCATCACGTCTCCCTGTCACTGTCTGTTATCGAAGTCTGGTCTCAGCCCCGCGCCTGGTCGACACCTTGCTAACCGTCAGTCACCAATCCGCCGAGAGCACGGGGCGAGAATCTGACGCTCGGGCCATCGGATCGGTGTCGTAACGGTCCTTCGGGCCGGACCAGGACTCCACGTCGATCTTCGAAGGTGTCCCGCCGATCCCCGCCACCAGATACCTGAGCGCATCCGGGATGTGGTCGTCAGCCTGCGTATCCGCGTCTTCCACGTTCCCCAACGTCCGATACGGCAACGCAGGGACAGTGCGGATCACCTCGGCGCAGTTGCGCATCACATGCAGCTTGGGGCACATCTTCCAGCCCAGTTCGGCATGCATCCGGCAGGCGGGACCGTCGGCCAGCCAATGATGCAAAGTTTGCCAGCCTGATACCCGGTCGTTCGGCGCATCCACTGTCGACAGTCCGGCTTGGGTCCACGCCTCGGCAACAGAAGTACCTGCACCGTTGCGTTGTTTGGTGGCAGGGTCACGGAACCGGATAATGTTCCACTCCGAGCGGCCTTCACGACCAATGACTTCCTGCGCCTGCCGTTCCGCCGTCAGCTGTTTTTCGGACAGGTCGCGGTACACCCACAGCCGGCGGTCCTCATCCAACGCCGCCCACACCACAGCGAACGGGGCGGTGAAACCCCAGTCCATCCCCGCGTACTTCTGCCAGATGTCGGGAGGGTCGAACGGTTCTACCGTGTGCCGGTCGTAGCGCCATTCGGCGAAGACCTGGCCTTGGAAGACGGTCCAGTCGCCATCGAGGAAAGCTCTGCGAAGATGTTCAGGCAGTCCGGCGAGGGACTTGATGTACTCCTCACCCAGCTGAGGAGTATCAGACGCTCGGGCTTGGATAAACCTACGGGATCTTCCCGAGCTGTCGATGATGACTTTGCGGCCGTAGTCGGTTGCTTCCACATAATCGACGAGGACTCTTGAGTGGCCGATGTTCCCCGGGTTCGTCGCACTACGAATACCGAGACAGGGGACGCCGGCCACACCTGAGCGAACCCGGGTGTACAGCATGTCGATCACATCAGGCGGGATGGTGGTGCGTTCGTCGATCAGCAGCAGGTTGATTTCCGCTGACTGGTAGGCGGTCGCCTCCTCAAGGTTCTTCGCATGAGCGAAGGTGAGGATGGAGCCGTTGGCGAAGGTGAGCTCATGAGCCTGCCGGTTGTAGGTGGCACCAAGAGTTCTGCCGTACCGCCAACGTCCCAACATTCTCAGAACCGAATGCTCGAGTTCGGGGAAACTGCGCCGGAACCAGAACGCCTGCAACCCTGGATACTGCACACAGGCCCTCAGCCCGTACATCAGCAACGACGTGGACTTGGATCCACCGGCCGCGCCGCCGTACAGGATGTCCTGCTCGTCAGCTTCGAGGAACGCCGTCTGCGGGCCAGGATTGGGAACGAACCCCAACGTGGTGAACGGGTCAACTGCTTTCAACTGCAGGTTGCGCTGCTGCTTGTCACGAAGCTGAAGAAGCTTGACCCGCTTCAGCTCGGCGAACGAGGTCGGCGTGTTCGGCATCGAGCCTCGCCAACTCCTGGTCTATTGCGTCGATCGTCAGCACCTCATGCCGGACAGGTGCATCCAGGCCGAGGAGCTTCGCACGGCGTTCCATGATTTTCAGGATCCGGTCCATTGCCATCAACGATGGGGCGTCATCGAGGATGGGTACGTCGTCCATCGTGATGAGCCGGCCGGCACTGTGGGCGTAGTGCGGACGTTCCATGATCTGCCAGGCAACGTCGAGGAGCCGGTTCATCCGTTCGACTTCGAGTGCCCGGAGTTCGTCGCCGGCTTCCTGCACCACTGCGACCAGGGCACGCTGCACGGCTTTGCGGGCCGCTGAACGGTCGCCATAGCCCATTTCGTTGGCGATCTGGTCATACGTCTTACCCTCGGCGCGCAGCTTGGCTGCTTGGGCGTCACGCTCTGCCGCGGGGTAGGTCCGTTCGGGTTTCATTGTGTCCCGACCTTTACGTGTCCCTGGTCGTGGATAAGCCTGCTGGCCTCGAGGGCGCAGCTTGGGCAGCGGATGTTGTACGAGACGATCGGCGCATCACCCAACGACACCGGGCAGGAAGCCGACCAACTGGCCTGATGTCCGTTGGGGCAAGGGGCTTCGAAGGCGACGTGCATCAGACCCTGCTGCGTCCACCTATGAGGACGGCGAGCAGGGCGAACACTGCAACGATGGCGAGGATGATCCCGACGATGTGCAGGACTCCGGCTGTCAGGAAGACAAGAAGCAAGCCGACGGCTAAGAGGACCAGTGCACCGGCCAGTGTCATCGGATCTCCTAGAAGTGGATCGAGTGACTCTTGGCGCCCCATTGGATGATGTCGCCGACAACGAACAGGGCGAGACCCCAGGAGACGAGCCGGCCGAAATACGGTGGGACCAAACCTGCAACCAGGAACAGGGCAGCAGCGGCTATCCAGAGGCAGAGGGCTACGACATTCACGGCTGCTCCTAGAAAGAATCTTGAAGCTCTTCGGTCAAACGTATTGCGTTAGGTGGTCTGACGTAATACGTTAGTCCCATGAACACACGCGGCGCACTCTCAAGAGCAGTCCTGGCCCATCGTGACCGCCGTTCTGCGGAGAGCATGGTCTTGCACGCGGCCCGCCGGATCAGTGGCGACCGTTGCCTAAACGACCCGATCAAGGCGCTTGACATTCTCGGCGCGGAGGGCGTGACTTGGCACGACGTCCTAACCATCAACTCCTGATGGCTAACGTATTGCGTGTGCCGCGACCGAAAGGCTCAGGACGCCCCAACCAGGCCCGCAAGCTCATCAGCCTGTACGTGTCCGAAGCCGGCCTGCAAGCTGTCGACAAGGTCGCTGAGCAGTACCAATGCACCCGCAGCGACGTTATCCGCCTCGCGTTGAAGCACGGACTAGACCAAGCCGAAGCCGAACTGAAACGTATTGCGTCGTCCTAGCTTGTGGAGTAGGACAGGTGAGAGAATGACAGCTATGAAGTGCGCTAATGACCACTGCGACCAGGCTGCTGTTGTTGCAGCTCACGGCCGCGATGGTCATACGCTTCTGTTCCGAACAGACCATCTGACGAAGCCGTTCGGCAAAGACGCCCGGTGTGCCGACTGCGCCGTTCACGAACTACTGTCGATGCTCGTTTCTGCCCGTCGTTAGCTGTTTCCGCCACCAGCGTCGCTTAACCGGACGAACAGACTTCCGCGCCGTCATGTGCAGTTAGACGTCGACATAACCCGCCTGACCTGCGAGAATTGGTGCCATGGACTTCGATCACGAAGCGATTCGCACCATCGACGTTGTTTGCCGCGATGAAGCCGGCCGGCCGTTGATGGCGTATCAGCTGCGCGTGGACCCCGAGGTCTACCGTGGCGCCGTGACCTGCGAAGTCCTTCAACCGCAGGAGCCGATTGACTACGACTCGCGCCGTGTCTATCTGCCGCCGTCACGATCGTTCAAGATCACTGCACCGCTGGGCGAGGGTAGCGAAGTCCGCGTCGGCGCTGCTATCGAGAACACCGTGCTTTGCCGCTGGGACGCCGAGGTCGAGCAGTACGTCCCTGTTATGGCTGCCGTTTCCCGCTAGCTTGTCTCTGCTGGTTTGAACCGTCGACATGCGGCCTGTGACGTGGGAAAATCAGGTATGAACATGGCGCGGTGCGAGGTCTGCGGCCACCAAGGTTGCCCTGGAGATCCCGTTATCCAGCGGTCTGACCATGTGGCCCCGGATCATCTTGTCTGCCGCGACGACTGGGCCTGCTTCAAGCGCTTTTCGGCGCTACCACAACTCTGGAGGAAGCGCGGGCCCCTATCGGCCCTTGCAAGTAGCCGCCGATAGACAAGGATCGAAACGCCGACCAGCACCAGTGTCTGAAGCAGCAACCGAATAGCAGGGACCCGCGCAGCTCTATTTTCTCACTTCACAGTCGGTTTGTCTGCTGGTTTGAACCGTTTGTCATCCCGTGGCGTAGGAATGTGCCGGCGACGGGAACGTTCAGCCAAAATGGCTGTCACCCGAGCCAGTTCCTCGACGAAGCCGGCCAGCTTGCCCTCTTCGATGCAGAACAGGCACCAGGCGTCTTCTCCGCGCATGACGACCATGTGAGGGGTTCCGCAGCAGATACACCGGAGCTGATGCATCAGCGTTTGACCAGCTTACGGGCCGGTTTCTTCGGCTGCTTCAGCAACCATTCCCGATGATGATCAAGGTAATGGTCGGTTGCACAGCCGCCGGGTTCGATTTCCTGCCAGCCGTAGCAGATGGGACACCACTCGGCGTTCGGCTTCGGCTCAGTCATGCTGCACGCTTCGCAATAGCGGCTTTGACGTGAGACCAGGCGTACAGCCGGCGTGCTCCCACCGTGTCCTCGACGGGCCATTCTTGCTTAACTGCCCAGCGTGCGAGGGTGCTGTACGGAATCTTGCACCCTGCGGCGACGGCTCGGAGGTCGACAAGCGTCTGCTCAGCGGCCATCGCGGACCGCCTTTCGGGCACACTCCACTAATCAGAAGTCAGATTCTCATGATCAGGACCGAATTACAAGCGTGGGATTCGATGGGTGTGTCACGCCGCCTCTGTGACCCTGATCCCGTACTTCACCCAGCCGGTCGACGGGACCATGTGGTTGCACTCGTTGCAGATGAGGTCCGCCGCAACGTCGAAGTTCGGATCGGACGGCGTGAGCCTTGCGTACATCGTCCCGGGACAGGGCGTGCCGTCGACCTCATCGACCTCGAGGCAGCGGCCCACCGGAAACTGTCTGTTGCCTGACGGGTGCAGCAAAGACCACGCCCGACGCCCCAGAGCCAAAATCTCGCCCGCATAGTCGTCAGCCCAACTCCTTGTGACGGACCATTCGTGGTGAAGCCTGAGGAAGCCGCACAGCCCTGGCAACGGGTCGTTCTCCTGGACTCTGACCGAGACTTTCCGTTCCTCGGCCACCAACAGCGTCCAGGACGAGAGGACCGTGTGGAGTTCCTGGCGATGCTCCGTGATGCGGGCATCAATAGGTAGCGGCTTCTCTCGGTCGCCGGAGATGGGCGCGCCGGCCTTCCGGCTCAACGTCTGGTCGTATGCCGCGGTATCGGCTTCGGCATCGAAGGTGGAGAGCTGGGTGAGCACGTCCAGGCACTTCTTTTGATGACCCAGGCAAATGGGTGAGCCAGGCGCGGCTACGGATGCGCGGTCAGGATGGCCCGGGTGATCTAGGACGCAGGCCCGTTTCTCGTCGTCAGCCATTCTGCGGCTCCTCTGGGGATAGCTGAGAAACGGGTTCGCGCAGCGCAAAAATGGTGTGCAGAGCAACCCCAAGCCCGTAATCCGTAGGGTCGGTGACGGACCTGGCGTCACGCTCGCGTTGAATAGCTTGCGCGGCGTCGCTCAGTGCTTCGCTGCGGGCAGCAGCCAACGCCGACTCAACCAGCGGCCAGATGGCTTCCCAAATCGCTACGTTGTCGGTGGTAGTGAACTGGTGCTCGACGGGTCGGTTCCCATCTCGGCGCGACAACTCGACAACCAGGGCGTGCGCCAAGTCCTTTTCGAGTTGTTCGCGTACGTCGCTCACCCGTCGCTCCCATCGGGGTTTTGGCAGGTCAGGACGTATCCGCGGGCTTGAATGGCCTCAATCGCTACGGCGAGAAGCAGCTCCCTGCGTGCCTCAAAGCCCCGGTCGAGGTAGGACGTTAGATCCACGCCGCTCATCGCGTCACAGGCAAGCCAGATGGTCTCGCGGTCCAAGCCGGTACGACGCACCGCTTCGTCGATGACGGTCTCGGTCCGGCCTTGTTCATGTCCCGTGGTGCTCATTCGTCGCTCCCCGCCATCCCACGAGCCACCTGAGATGCGTCTTTCTTCGTGAGCGCGAACACGTCACGGCATTCACGGCTCGTCCACTGGTCCGGCATCGCGGCAATCGCCGTGGAGATGCGTTCTGCCATCTGTTTTTCGGCAGCAGCAACAGTTGCCAAAACGATCGGTTCCAGGTCGCCTGCTACGGATACGGCGGTCGCCGCCGAACGCTCAGCTAGTCCAGCTTCGTAACCCTCTTGACGGGCGTCCTCACGTATCGCTTCGATCTGCTCGGTGATGTCATGCTTGCCGCCGTTAGCCGAGCGAACTGTCTGCGGGTGATCGACCATCGTCGTGTACGACGTCACTGCGTACCAGCGGTTAGTCAGGCCACCCCGGCGGATGAGAATCGGCTTCCGCCGTTTGCAGAAATAGTCATCGCAGCAATCGCTCATCTGCCGCCCTCCGCTTCGTTGCCTCCGTTAAGGGCCTGCCACGTAGGACACGGCCAAGTACGCCAATAACCAGCTCCAGGGTCCGAGCACGCACGGCAATGCGCTGGCTCACCCACGGGCATGTGTAGTTCTCGTGCTTTGTCGATGGTGTCGAGGTCTTCCAGCAGAGCAGCGCAAACACCGGGCACACCAGAAAGAACTACGGCAACGTCGTGGCTGGAGATCACCCCACGACTACGATCCGCGATGACCTTTTCGGCGAGTTTTTGGATGGCCTGCACACGACCCCGCGTCAGATCAGACATCGGGCACCGGGTGAATGTGATCGGCTACCAGCGCGATACCGCGAGGGTCATCACCGATCGAGCTAGAAACATAGAACGCCAAGTGATGGGCACACGTCGGGATCGGACTTCCAGCCGTCGCCACATCGAACTCGGCCAGGTTCACGCAACGGTCACCCGATGGCAACTGGTGGGTGCAGCGATGATCGGTAACGCCCACGGTTGGGTCAGCCACGGAAGTCCTCCGTCCGGTTGGCGGGACCGAACCAGGGTTTGTCGTGCGATTCGAACTGCTCCCAGCGGTCCCACTCGATTTGCGTGGCGGGACGCGGACGCCAATCGCCCCAGTCAGGGTCAACATGGGGGTCGTCAACACGCTCAGGTTCGACCGCTGTGTAGAACTTGTCGAGCGCAGCAACTGATTTGGTCGACTCGACACCGGTTGCTATGCGCATTGTGCGAACGCTGCCGGCTGCGAGCCACTCGGGAGGGTCGATCACCCGGTAAGCACTATGCGTGGCGTTGTGCACCAGAACCGTCCCCACCGGATACACGGTGTATGCGATCATCCTTCTCACGATGCGCTCCTGATGATCTCGCCTTTGCGGTTGACGATCTGGACGCTGATGATGAGCGGGCTGGCAGCGAACTTGAGGTAGGACTCGGCGTGGGCGAGGGTGCGGCAGCCGTTGTTGCTGTCGACGCGGCCGTTTGCGTAGGTGACGATTGCGGTGAAGTTCATGTCTTTATTGTGGCCCCTAAAGTCTGTCGCGTCAACCCTCTTACACAAGCTTTCTGTGGCCGCTATAGTGGGGTAATGCCCCGCACCGGACGCCCACCGCTCCCA